TATTGGGTTCAGGTGTCAGTATTGTTGCTGTTGCTATTCATACCGCTATGACAGCAGCAGCGGCAACACCTCCAGAATGGTGGATAAAGATTTACCCATATCTCGTAGGGGCAGCAGCAGGCATGGCTGCTGTGGCAAAATTAACAAGGGAAAAGTAATATGAGAAATATAAAATACATTGCGGTTCACTGTACCGCAAGCCATCAGTCACAGACGATTGAGGGATTAAAGCAAGAGTTCAGGCGTAAAGGCTGGGTTAATCCAGGTTATCATTATGTGGTTAGCCCAGACGGCAAGATTACACAGTTTCTAGATGAAGACAAAGTAAGCAATGGCGTTAAGGGTTTTAATTCAGTTTCAATAAATGTTGCTTATATTGGTGGCATTGATACTAATGGCAAACCCACTGACAACCGCACAGACGCACAGAAAGCAAGTCTTCGCTCGCTGTTGAAGATGCTACATAAGAAGTACTCTACAGCAGTTATTCAGGGACATCGTGATTTCTCTCCAGACTTGAATAAGGATGGAAAGATAATGCCTAACGAGTGGATGAAAGCTTGTCCGTGTTTTAATGCGAAAGAAGAGTATAGAGAGCTATGAGAAAGAAAATATCCTTGCTACTATTTGTAGCGTTCACTATCGCAATTTGCGTTTACGTTTCACAACGCAAATCATCAATTGACATAAAATCCATTATAACAACGGATACCATCATTCGTCACGATACGTTAATCTATCGTACACCTGTAGTAAAAGATAGCTTGATAGTTAAGTATAAGACAGCAATCTTACCAGTGGTATGCCATGATACAATTACAAAAGAGTTTGTACGCACGGTGATGGACAGCGTTGAGGTGGAAGTTCCGATAACACAGAAGGTGTACGAAGATAGTACCTATAAAGCGTGGGTAAGTGGATATGAGCCTCAACTTGACAGTATATTTGTTTATCAGAAGACGCAAGTAATTAATAACTATATACGAGAAAAACCCAAACGTTGGGGTATAGGCTTGCAAATTGGTTATGGGTGTAATGGCAAAGACTTGCATCCTTATATAGGAATAGGAGTTAATTATAACATATTCAGATGGTAGAAGTATGAAGACGGTTGTTTTTAAAGTTGGCAAAAACGAAGTTTATCAAGAAGTCGCAAAGACCACTTCATATACAGGTGCAAAGATGGATAATGACGAAGATGCGTACGATCGTATCTTTACAACTGATGAGGATAAGACGATGCTCGAACGCTTTTGGAATGAGAGTAAGAATATGATTGCTGGTAGTCTAAAAAAGCTACTAAGTTCTGAGCGTGAAGAGAATGATGAATACATATTAGAACTTGAGGTTTCCAATTCCTTTGATGACAACCTTAAGGAAAGTATGCAGCGTAGTTTGTTTAGCTTCTTTGTTATGAATATAACAAGTAAGTGGTATATATTCACAAATAAGAATGAAGCAGAAGGATATGCAACATCAGCGGCTACAGACATGGAAGATGTTATGCGTAAAGCCTATTACAAAAAGAAACCAGTACGTCCAACATACGATTAATAACATTAAAGATAAACTATATGGCAGAAAACAAGAAAGACCTAACGATCACCGAAGAAGTTAGAGAGCTTATATATGATGTTCAAAACAAAGCTTATCTGACAGGACAAGCAAGAGAAGCAGAAGGGAAGAAACCATATCAGGCTGCATCTAATATGCAAGCAAGTGATGAGGATGAGAACTGTTATCAGATACGACGTTCCCTTGCAAATGCTTTTTCTTCTCTCAAGAGTCTTTTAGGGGAATATCTCTACGAAGATAGAAGTACGAGTAACAATCGTATAATTAGCGAAATTGATAATAATGGGCAATTGACTTTAGTTTTTAAGTTACCTTCAAATTACAATAACGCTTCTGCGGATAGCCTTGGTAATGGTATACATTCTTATTTGGTTGATATGACACTTGCTGATTGGTTTGCTATTACTAACAAAGAAGATGCAGAGGTGTATGCAGGGCATTCAACAGTTAGCCTTGAGAATGTAAAGCGTGCGCTATATAAGCGGAGTCGACCAACACGCCCAACCTATTAAGTAAAAATGCTTATGAATTGTTGTAAACAATATGAATCAGAACAGCAAAAAAAGGTTGTAACGCTGACTTTCAAACGCAAGGAACTGCTATATGACGCTAGTAACTATTCTTTTGTTGAGGCTGATATTATGCCACAAGATACAGAACACGCCAAACATCAAGTGTTTGACATTGTTCAAGACGGCAATGTAGATCGTGTTACTCGTATTCTTAACTTGGCTCATGCAGAATGCGTGGAATTACTATATCCATACGCAAAAGAAGAATTACCCGACACAGAAGAAGTGCTTGATGATGTCTTGCAAGAGCCAGATACATATACTATTAAACTTACGCTCCCTCAAAACTTTTCTATGACAACCGTTAAGATGTTGGAGGAGTATATACATGAGTTTCTTGTGTGTAGCGTCCTGTCAGATTGGTTGAGCATAACATTTCCACAAAGTGCAGAGCGTTGGGAAAGTAAATTAAGAGATACAAAAATAAAGATACGCACATCTCTTATGTCGAGGATGGGTAAAGTTAGGAGGAAGTTGAAACCATGGTAATAAACAAGGGCAGCGCTACATCACGTAGAACTGCCCTTTTGTTAAAAATCAATCTTAACCTATAAACTAAAAACCTAAACTATCTCGGCTGGTTGGTAAATCGCGGTGTAAATTGCACCGAGCAACCAGTAATTCCTTCATTATTTGAAAGGTTAGCAAGTAGTACTATACGAATGTATTTATAAGGTGTTCCTCTAAACCCACGTAAGTAATGGTCTATGGATGACCATACAGGAACCCAGTTGTATAAATCGTTAGAAGCATAGAGGATAGACTTCACGTGTCCTTTCTTAAATACGCCACGCTGTATGATGGTGTCAACAGACTTATGAATGTCATAAGCATCAAGTTTTATTGGGCGTGACACAACAATACTTTTATAAACCTCGTCGGTCTCATCAGAGAAATTAACAAGGCTGCCATCATTAAGTACAGCAAGTGCATCAGGGTAGGAGTTTACATTATCTGCAATATTGGATTGCATCATTCCCCACTGTTTTGACTTTAGTGAGAATATATAAGCATAATTGCAGTTATACTCTTTGCTGGTGTTGTAAGCGATGATTCGTTGATGCTCATAGTCATATATCATTCGACAATCACAAACAAAATCCATAAAAGGTAATATCCTTAGAGTACCTTTCGACAAGTCTGCATGTTCTAAGATTTTATCAATCTTAGGTAACACAGTTATTGGTACAGCGTTCTCTCCATTGAGAACGTCAGAGATACACATTGCTTGTGAACCTTGCAGAAGCATTATACCTCTATCAGTTGTAAATAGAACAGCAGAATCAATTTGCGTGATACTTTTCGATGATAGACACACGTCACGCGTGATAGGCTGTTTGGCAGAGTAGCCCCCAGTAGAGTTTATCTCCAATGCCCATACGCCCTCATCTGTGAAAGCATATAGTGGGAACTGTCCGAACTGTCCTTGTGAAAGAGCTTTTGCAGCAGTCGATATACCCAAAATCTTACCTGTCCCAACAGTGTTTATGCCTGTAACAGGAAAATAGAAAGGATTATTTACTTCGGAAGTGTATATCTTATTAGGAATTTCAATCGTCCGTTCTTCTTCGCTGGAAGTAGTTGGCGAATTATATGTTCGCTTCTCTAAATCATTCCAACCGCCATAGTAGAAAGCGCCATTAAGAAAGGCATGCCGTTCAAGTGGTACTTCGTAGAATGTTCCAAAGTAGTCCCATGCTGTTACAATTGCTTTGTACGCATTTCCATTTGGATAGTAAAGGAATAGAACTGGATTCTCATAACCAAATACACCAGCTTCACCATGCACGATTATATCTCTTCCATCCTGTTTGATAAAAACATAAACAGAGATATTGATTATCTTATCTAAAGTGGTAGGAGAAGTATCAGACCAGTGTTTCACATATCCATCTGTGAAAGGCAACATTGCTCCAGCATTAAATCCCTCAAAAAGTTTCTTTCTGATATTGGCAAGATTAACTCGAGCATTATAACCAAAGGCATATTTGGGTATAATCTTGTCGTGGCTGTCATAATCATCGGTCATAACCTCTCTATTGACCAGAGATTGCAAATAGTCTTCTTCTATATTAAGAAGTGTGCGTGTTGTAGTAAGCTGTTCTATCTTAATACTCTCGAGAAAGTAGAAGTTTGAACAGTTACGAATATCTTCCTTTACCGTCGAAGAGTCTTTGCGAGGAAGTCCAAGTATACCACCTGGACGTGCACCAAGATTATCTTTATCAAATGTCATCTGATAAAGATAACCCATATCTTTCTTTTGATAGCGCAAAGGATATTTGGTTTTATCTGCAGCTTGGTTAGTATGTTTGCAAATACTATATCCCCACGCCTCATCACCGTACTCGTCGTAATTAAAGAATTTATCACATTCTCCGTTTTGATCGTAGGTGTATATTGGCTTTGAAACAAAGATGTCTACAGATTTAACGATGTCAGCCCAGCCTTTCAACAAGTCTAAATTACTCTGCTTTACAACGGCATAGTCTAACGAGTGCAACATACCAACGACACGAACATCAGCCCTGTTTAAACCATTCTTACCATACAGATGCCGCCACATGACAATAGGAGCACAACTTGTAGAACATACCATGAGGACTGGTGCAGAGTGTCTGATGAGATTGCCATCATAGAGGCGATAAGCATATCTTACAAGAAAAGGAAATATGAATTTACCTTTATTAGTTGACCTGTCAGCTATGAATTTGTTTACTTTAGCCAACACTTGTGAAGTTATTTTCTTCTTGTTTTCATCGGAGAACTCATTGTAGCTACTATATCTGTACCCATTCTCCTTTGTCTTTGTTTCCCAGCTAAGGTTATCAAACTCAATGGTAAACTCATCAGTACGCTGCATCTCACCCTGCAATCCAAAAGAAATAGGTAATTCTGGAATATCATTGCCAAGGAATAGATAACCAGAAGTGTCACCTTTCCAAAGGAAGTAAAACATACCTTCATTGGTAAGAGCTATAAGCGTGTTACCTACTCCCACTACTTGATACAATTCTTTGTCACCTATACTATACAAGTCTGTGAATTTGCTACCGTCTATAGTCCACAGCAGTTTCTTGTTAGCAGTATTAATGATAATATAATGTGTATAGGTCGTAGCCTTATGCACATATACAACACTGTGGTTTTCGCTAAGATTGAATACCACTTTTGGCGCCGATACAGGTTTTAACGCATCATCTTCAGGAATGAGGTTCAACAACATAGCAGAGTCTCCATCTTGACACGTATTGTCAGGAGGTACTGTTGAAAGTCCGTTATACTTTATTTCTTTATTCATGTTTAGACGGCTTGTCAATCTGATAATATAGTTTGTTGTTAGTTTCTTTTACTGATACCGACAACTTGCATTTACTTTCAGCAGGTAAGTTGTAGTCATAAAGGATACGCCCAACAGACGGATTGAGTGTTTCAAAACCTATACACTTGTACTTCTCGTTGTATTGTATATCACAAATCTGTGTAGGCTTCTCAATATTTGGATTAAGCATAAAAGCAAACAATCCACTGTCAGACACACGAAATACGAATACAACGGCTTTATCAGCCGTATCCGAATACTTACGGATATGGCTGAAAAGCTTCTTAGATAGTGTTACAGAATTGTCTGCAGGGTCTAAGATTACATATAACCTAAGCGACCAATACCAGTTCTGTATCTTTTTGAGAATATTCATCATGGTGCAAATATATTACACGTAAGGGTTATGTGCGGTTTATCTTTTAATACTCTTTGCGAGAGCGGAACGATATTGTTTCAATAAAGATGAAAGACCGTGTCGTCTCTAATCCGTCACGATGTTTATCTGCTTCTTCTTTGCTGGTGAATATGTACGAACAAATTTCAGTCTTGTCTGTTCCTTTTGTTGCTACAATGTTAGCATAATACTTGCGCCCAAATAGCAACGCAATCACTTCTTTTAATACTGTTGTTTGCATAATCTTATTTTTATTTATAATTAAACTTTGTGGTAGGGTGTCAAGTCTTTTGCTTCTTCCTCCCACATATCGCCTTCGTTCCCATTGAAGTCAAGGTAAACTGTTCCGTTGCTCAAGTCGGCAAGAGTTGAGTTAAGCCCCACGACTATCATAGGGAATCCGTCTTGCTTATTGCAGACTTTATCGCCAATCTTTAAGTCTTTAATATTCATAGCCTATTCTCCCATCTCTTCGTGGTATTGGAATAAAACTTCCTTCACACGCCTTGCAGCTTCTTCGGTATACTCTTTGGTGCGGAAATAGTTGAGAGCATCCCAAAGTTTGTTGTCAAAAGTGCTATAAGTATCGTCTATACTTTTAACTGTTAAATCAACGTCAATAAAGTAGTAATCTTCACCTTCCTTCGCTCTCCACCTAATCGTCTCTACTCGCTTCTCTTCTGCATTCCACTTTAAGCCTTGCTCTTTCATCTTATCAAAGAGGAGTTGCTTTTCTTCTTCGGTGGCAAAGCGTACATCTTTTTTATGCCCACAGAAAAGCAAGCTGTCTTTTGTGGATACATCAATAACATAGTCGGACGTATGGCATACATAATAGCCGTTTTTGTTATCTTTTTGTTTCAATTCGTCTTCTTTGAATATAAAGACTACCTTATTATCAAACAGTGAGGTTAGCACATCACCATCCTTAAACTCCTGCACTTCCTCTTTTTCTTCTTTCTCAATTTCGATACTTCCGTCCTTAACGATTGCCTTGCAACCCTCAGGAATGGTGATTGTATCACCGCATTGTAATTCCACTTTCATGTTTATTTTGTTTTATATATTTTCTCTATAGCTTTAAATATCTCGAATGCCACTTGTGGTACCCACGCATTTCCTAACGCTTCGATACTTTTGTTTCGCCATTTTGCGAAAGAAATGGTAAGGTCAGCCACTCTAAAGGGTAGCCCATCATTTCCTCTACATACAGGGGATTGAGTTGGGAAGTTCCGCCACCAACTTTGTGGGCAATCTGCTCTGCCAAATTGGCTTTCGGCTTGCCATGTTTCTTCAGGGCATCCATTGTCATACCTGAGCGCATTCCATCCTTTGCCATTGGTGTTAAAAGAAGTCCTGAACATGCCATTGCCGTCAGTCCTTTTCCCATTTGACTGTTTGCATTGTACTTTGTAGTCCACTTCGTTCCCTCCGACGCATTGGGTGTCGGGAGAAGCTGCATTTTTGCACATTTTGCCAATGTTGGTCGCTCTGTCGCATTTTTGCTCAATGATTTGTTTATGCGTCCTGACCCTTTGTCTATTGCTGTCGGTGTTGGCAGCAATAGAGGACTTAGAAATTCCGTTTTGCCCTCCTTGTTGCAAACTTTCAGCCCTTGCGTCTGTACGGTGGGCAACAATCCACACCCTATCTCGTCTGTGTGGAGCTCCAACGGCACAAGCCGGAATAACAAACGGTTGGACTGAATATCCTGCATGTTCAAGGTCTTCACAGATGACATCAATAGTGAATTGTTGCTCTTTTCTATATATGTAATTCTCTTCGAACAAATCATCCGTGCGTCCCACTTTAACCGCCTTGCCGGGCTGTACCATTGAGAGGATTCCATTAACGTTTTCGCCAACAACCCAAGTGGGCTGAATTTGGCGTATTGCTCGTAGCATTTCACCCCAGAGGTAGCGGTTATCTTCCGCTCCCTTTCGCTTACCTGCAACACTGAATGGTTGACAAGGGAATCCTCCTGTGAGAATATCAATGCGTCCTCTCCATTCGGTGAAATCTGTTTTTGTAATGTCTTCATAAGAAATACTATTAGGGAACCAATACTCTAAAACTTTCCGTTGAAACTCTTGTATTTCACAATGAAACACATTAGTCCAGCCCATCCACGAGGCAGCGAGCTCTGCTCCACCAATACCCGAAAAGAGGCTTGCGTGAGTATGTTCCATACGCTAATCAACTAATTTTATGTGTTTAATCCCTTTTTCCTTAAGCTCCGCTAATATCATTTTTACTAAGTCGTAATACTTTCGGTTCTGATAAGCAATATTTATAGCGTCTTCTGCGCCTTGATGATATTCTTGAACATAATTTATTATAGCTTCTTCGAACGCGTCGCAGTCAACGCCTTCGTAGTAGTCGCTGAAATCAATAATTGATGTCAGCTCACAGCATTCTTCATGCCCTTTGAAAGACCATACATAGCTATAATCTTTATTGAACTGTTTATGGTATCTTTGTCCTTTGTGAATTATACGATTGCACAATTCGCAACGGTGCTCTTTTCGTGCTGTTAATGTTGTTTCGCTTACAATCTCCATACGCTAATCTATTAATTCTACTACTGCGTCATGTGGACTTTCCTCAAACTTTTCATAGAGGAAAGTCCAAAAAAAATCAAGTCCTATCATATTAGTATCTGAATTTCGTAAAGTGAATAATAGCCATAGGCTTTGAAAAATCGTAGGAACTAAACCAATCAATCCAATCGGCAGGATGTAATCCATCGTTCATAGCAACAGAAACATAGCTATGATGATGAGCGTCGACAATGCACTCTGCAAAATCATTTGTCACTTCCATTAACTGAATACCCACACCGCTTTCTGCTGTTAGTGTTGCAATTTCCACCTGCTTACTTCTATACGGCTTACCTGTCCACTGCCGAATGGATAATACAGCACGTCCCTCCTGCACTTCCTTAATGCGTTTCTCCCATAGAGGGTAATTCGCTCTGATAGTGTGTATCTTCGCCATGGACGGAGTATTATAATCTGTAAGCCCCTGTCCAAGTATGAACTTCTCTTTGAAATGTGTCTCTTCTCCTGCTCGTTTGTGATTTACAAGGAAATTTCTTGATAGTGTAATTACGTATGTTTTCATAATTTCATTTCTTTTACTTTATTAATTCGGGGTTGTCTGTTACATTGCCAACCACCTCTACTTTTATATTAAAATAATCCATAGCAAACAATGCCCTTTGCATGCTGTTGTGAACATGCCCCTTGACACATTTAATCATAAATGAACCATCTTCAAAAACAACCTTTGCAAGACATTCAATCTCTATGGGCTTTATTCCATCTGTTATATATGAGAAACGCACAAAATCCCCATCAAATATTTTAACTCTATTCTTGTCTTTCCGTCCAGTATACTGACCAATGGTGTCTGGAGTTACATAGCACCAGTCTAATTGCTTTGCAAGTCCGTTTCCAACCTCATAGTAAATTGCAGGGTTGATGTTCTCTGATACAACCAGCGAGCCGTACACCCACTTGCCATTACTACGTTTTCCTCTGAATAATATTTCACGATTCATATTAATCTTCTATTTTGATTGGTACTC